ATTCAGTAATGAACGATTTATCCAACACCAAAACGTGGTTCGTAGGTTGCGCTGTATAACGCCCGTTGTCCAGTTTAATGAAGTAAAACTCCTTCGATTGTTCCGGCTCCAGACTGAATCCATCCAGCATCGGAATCGCAGTAAATAAGTAATTCCCCGTGTGCTCCTGCTTAGACCGTAGCCGGGTGCGCATCCGCGTACCCTCAAGAAACGGATACTCCAACATGCTGAAGTGGTGCCCGTAGCAATCCCAAGTCTGTGCGTCGGCGGGGTCCCAAGGGGACCCTGTGATTTTGTGCGCCAGCTTGTGTAACGGTACGTTCCGGTACACCGCCCCGCACTCCAACATCACATGACACCCCCAAGTGCGACCGGGGTGACTCACCAACCCAAACCAAGCTACCCGCAGCCAGTCGTGGGTCCCTATCGCATTCGGCTCCACATACGCATACGTGTGGCGGGGTAATGGGGCGGCTCCGGTATACAGCATGGGACCCTAGAGTAATTGTGCGCAAGGGGGTAGCGCAAGTAAAAGTGGTGGTGGGTGGGGATTGTGAATTGGCGTATGGGACCCGTCACCCCGCCCCCACGAAACGTGGGCCCCCCGTGCGCGTTTTTTCGTGCGTGCGCGTGCGCGATTTATAGGGGCCCCGGAGTCATTTGCGCGATTAGACCGCGTGCGCGTGCGTGCGTGCACGCCAGGCGCGCGCGTGTACGTGCGCGTATGCGTGCGTATGCGCGGTTATACCTGGCGCGTGTGCGCGGTTATTACTTGCGCGTGCGTTGTCAATACCTGCGTGCAGCCTGTCCGCGTGGTGGTCGTCACATTGCGGGGTGTTGACGGATGGCGCGGGGTTGTGCATTCTGTCCCCGTTCGATAACACAACACGAGGGTTTGCACACATGAAGATCGAATTGAACGTTGATGAATTGCTCCGAGTCGATATTTTGCTCACGCAAAAATGCGGAGAGCTACTCGAAAAGGGCGCCATTCACGACAACGAAAAATGGGAAGAGTACAAGCGGCTTTCTAGTCTTTCGAAGAAATTTTGGGCGGCTTATCAGAAAGCCGATAAGGCACTAGAAAAGGCGCGCAAGTAAAAGCCGGGGAGTTTGACTCCCCGATCTTTTCGACTAGAATGTGACAAAACGCACACAACGGAGATTGCACAAATGTTTTTTCCTAGACTTACAAAATCGCTCCACACTGTTACCGCTGTCGCGAATGTCGCGCGGTATATCGTTACGGTCGTGCCAGTGTCGCACCCTGAAACACTCGCGCGCATTTCGCTCGACGTTTTAGGTTATTCGCTCGAAGACTATTCGAAGAGCGATCCGACTATCGTCAAAATCATGCGCGAGTGTTCGATCATTATTGCCAATCGTCGCGCGAGGGTAGCAGCATGATTCGTATATCCGTAACGTCCAAACTTGACGGGGTGCGTTCATGGTCGCTAGTCGCGCGCGACACTTGTCCCGGCTCAATTGGTGCCGATGGTCAATTGGTGCCGGCATGCGTGGGTTGCTACGCTGTCGGCGGCAACTACCGTTACCCCAACGTCAAAAATCCGCGAATCGAAAACCGCGAGGATTGGAAGCGCCCGGAGTGGGTTGCGGAAATGGTGGCGGAATTGCGCAATGACCGATATTTCCGGTGGTTCGATAGTGGCGACATGTACGCGCTCGCGCTCGCGGAAAAGATTTACGACGTTATGCGCGCCACACCACATGTGCAGCATTGGTTACCGACTCGCATGCACAAGTTTTCAAAATTCGCGGACGTACTCGCACGCATGCAATCGCTTCCGAACGTGATGGTACGTCCGTCGTCCGATAGCGTGATCGGCGACTACACGCCCGGTGTGCACGGCTCCACCATCGTGCCGTCAATCGATGCCGTGCCGGCCGGCGCTACGTTGTGCCATGCCGCAAACAATGCCGGCAAGTGTGGTGCGTGTCGTGCGTGCTACTCGAAAGACGTCGCCGTGGTCGCCTACGTGGCGCACGGCCGCAGCATGGCAAAGGTAGTCCGCGAGCAGTTGGCTGCATAACAGTTTCAGTGTGCAACCCTTTGGGGCGGGACTTCCCACCGCCCCTTTTTTTAGTCCAACGGCTCCGCCTCGCCGTCAATCGTGATGCCTTTCGATAGCAACCCATTCACGGTTTGCAATATTTCCGTGCGCTGCGCAATTTCAATCGGCCCGCCATCCTTCCCGGTTAATTCCACACCGTTACGCTCTGTAAACTTGCCGGCTCCGCGTGTTTTTAGCAGGAAAATTGCAGCGGTGTCACTCCCAGCTTTTGCACGCTGCGCGAGGGATTGCGCGATATCATTAACCATCGACGCCTGTCCGGTATCAAGTTCGTGTTTGTAGTGCGTGTGCAGGGTATCGAAGCCCACCTTCAGCACCTTTGCGATGGTTTCCTGCGTCATACCGGCAAACACCATTTGGGCGACGGTCTGCGCGACTGCGGGGTCTGGATGTTTGCGATTGTCTTTTATAGCCATTATGGGTTTATCCGCCTGGCGCTCTACGAGCCCCTTATACCGGCTCTTCCCCGACCCGCTACCCACCCCAAGGGTATCCGCCTTGCCCGCCTGTAATGCCTTCTCGCTCACGTTTACGCAGCCTCCCTATATAGCCTGCCGAACACGCCCAAAATACCGCAGCCAGGCGGGATGCGCAAGCGAAAAACAATAATTACATATTTTTACTTTTAAGGTAAGCATTAAAGGAACGCACGTAAGCCATTGATTTCACACAACATAGGGTATTATATATATTATTATTTATTATTATTATTATATATCTATCTATTTCCCTCTTGTTGTATTCCTGCCACAACTCTGTTGCTTCCATGCCACACCCCCTCACCCTCCCTCCCTCTCTCCGTTTCTCTTAAGTAAAAATAGAATTAAATGCATTAATTCCCAAGTGCTTGATCCGCAAAGGAAAATCGACACTTTCGGGTTATGCATTAATTAAGCATTAAGTCATGCATTAATTAACCGGCTATGGAAAGTTATCCACACCCTGCCTGGAATTCTTAACAAATCTTAACAATCGGACTGCTTGACAAGCGCAACCGGCTTGTGCATAATGTCTCCACGGTGATCCAACCAGGTCACCGCGCTCTATAACAACTCACTTGGAGATAGCACACATGACGAAGCACGAGCATGTCTTGTCGAACGGCTACACCTTTCTCGCAGTCACGGCGGGTCAATACGGCACATGGGCGAGAGCAACCGACCCCATGACCGCGATCCGAAACGCCGCTGAAGAGAACGGCTACGGCAACGACGGGAAGATCCTTGTGATGTGCGTATACGGTAAAAACGGATCGGTCGGGTGCGGTGGAATGGGTGGGATCTATTGGGAAGAAGGCGCGGAGCCGACCCCGATTGGTCTTTTCACCGTCACACCGAAATCCATTACCCCCACCAAAAAGGGTGATGCCAACAAGACGCATGAGAATTGCGAAGAGTGGATCGAGAAAGTTTTATCGGACATCCGCGAATCACTAGCAGCGTAACCATGAGGGCGGGACTTCCAACCGCCCCATTCTCCGAGTAGTTGACTAGCGCAACCGGATTGGGCAATACTGAACCTGAACACTGAACACGGAGCACACGAACCATGAGCAAACTCGACACTTTCGTACCCCGCGTCAACGGTTACTCGCCGTGGGGGTGGGTCATCAGCACCCGCCGTCTCGCTGACGGCATCATCCTCGTATCAAGCATGACGCACGGTGGTATCTGGTTATCACCCGCTCGCCGCACTCAACTGGCATCGGAATCCCCGCACCTGCTGCGCGCTGTCGAAGGTCGCTCGTACGCACCAAAGCCGATGTGGTGGGAGGAAGACTGCGAGGCCGTGCTACCGCTACTCGCGTTCTGGGATGAACTGCCCGCTGCAATGCGCCGCGAATCCTACCACGCGCAGATGGCGCGCACCGCAAACCACACCTACGGCATCAACCTTGCGGAGGTCGCATGAACGCATGGGAATTTCTGATCGCGATTGTGGGCATGTCGCTGATTGCAACGTCGCTGATGATTTTGATGCCCGTGGGTTACTGGTTTTATCTGTTCACGCTCATGGCGGGATCAGCCGCCATCGGAGCACTCGTAGGGAGCATCGTGCGATGAGCAAGCATACAAAGGGCCCGTGGCACATTGGCGCGGGGAACGGCGAGGGCAGCGTGTTTGCGGACGAGGGCCGCACTCGGTTGGAGCAGGGCGGTACGACGCTGTACTCGATCTGCAACGTGACTCGCGGTTGGAACGATTCCGAGGACGCAGCGAACGCTCGTCTGATCGCAGCCGCCCCAGACCTACTCGCCGCCCTGCAAGCCATCGTGAATGGCAACGTCTATGGTGATTCTGATGAATGGAACCGCCGCATTGACGCCGGATTTGCCGCTATCGCCAAAGCCACGGGAGAGCAGCCATGAAAGTTAAATTCTACGTCGGTGCGATGGAATCGAATTTTTGTGACGGCGAGGAAATCCATATCCTCACGCGGCTGGATTACGTACTCACCGCGCATAGTGATGAAGCGACTGACCAACTCGATATCATGCTGCGCGCTGCGGGCAAGGAGTTCATCCGGTCTGACAATAACTGCATGGCGGCTATCGAGATCAGCGTCCTAAACCAAATCGAGGTGCAGCCATGAGACAGCCCCAAACCCCTCGCGAGGCACTAACCCTCGCGCTATTCCTAGCCATCACGGCACCGTCAGACGCGCATGCGGAGCGAGCGATTGCGCTCGCGATGGAGCTGGCAGAGGGCATGCATGTGGATGACATACGGGCAGCGAAGATCAACGCCAAGCGACGCGCAGAGAGGGTATTCCAATGAGACAACTGCAAGACGACTTGAGACGCCGCCTATTCGGGCCGGCAACGTACGTGTGTAAGAAGTGCGATGCCAGGTTTCAAGAGCCGCTGTATATCGACGAACGCGAGTACGCGGACTACGGGATTGGGGGCGAGTGGATCACGACTTTCAAGGGGCATGTATGCCCGGAGTGCGAGTCAACTAATTTCGAGATGGAGGATAGCGACAATGAAGATTGAACTGAAGAACATCAAGCATGCCGCATTCGCGAGTCAAGAGACGCAATGTTTCGAGGCCTCGCTTTACATCAACGGCAAGCCGCGGGGGACGGTGAGCAACGAGGGATACGGTGGTGCGGATCGATTCTCCGATCACGCAGCCGAAGACGAACTGAATGCCTACGCGAAGACCCTGCCGCCCCGCACTTACGAGTGGGATGGCAAGACGCACGAGTTCGACCAGACGGCGGATTCGCTGGTGCAGGAAATTCTGGGCGAGCACCTGTCGCGCAAGCAATTGCAGCGGGTCATGCGTGACAAGGTGGTGTACTTGAAGGACGGCAAACTCTGGCAGACCACCGCGATTAAGAGCGCGGAGCAGCGGGCGAAGTACATTGCGCTGAAGGAGAGTGAGGGCAAGACGGTGCTGAATTCGCTGCCGCTGGCGGATGCTGTGAAGATTTTTCGGGAGGTTGCATGAACTCGTTACGCATGAACCGGATGACACTTTCACCGGCAGTCTGGGCAGCGATTGCACCGGAGGGGATTCGGACTTACTACTCTGGCGCGAGCGAGGGCAAGTTGGTCGAGCAAGCGGAGTACCGCACGGGGTCGATCAGTTCGCAGGATGCTGCGGAGCTGCGGGCAATTGTGGAGTATTTCGAGCCGTCTGTAATCGCGGAGGTGGGTACTTATATCGGGCGCAGCACGCGAGCAATGGCTGCGGGGAATCTCTCGAGGGGCGAGGATCACTTGACGATTTATACGTGCGACTCATCGAACGCCATTCAGATCGGGCCGGTATACGGGGCGAAGGTAGTCCAGCACCCGAAGACGACCTCGACGCAGATGTTTGAGGAGTTGTACTCCGCAGCCGTCAGCGTGGACATGTTTTACATCGACGGGCGCTTGAGCCACCAGGATGCGGGGTTGATGAAGAAATTGAACCCCGACGCGCTGATTGTGCTGGACGATTTTGAGGGCATTGAGAAGGGGGTCGCGAATGCTTCTGTGTTATTGAGCAACACCTTCAGCCAGCATTTTCTGGTGTACCCGCGAGCGGGCGGGAAGACGGCGCTGATGGTTTCGCAGCGGTGCTTGCAACTGACACCGCAGTAGGTGATCCCAAATTGGGATTGACTACTCAAGCCGGTTGGGTATCATTGGTTGGGACTGGTGAATTTATCTGCTTACTTTTAGGAGAGAGCAATGTACCAGGTGATGAATAATTTTCGGGTAGCGAACGGCACTCACTTTGTGGGTTTGGTGGAGGCGACTTACGAGGAGCTGCGCCAGACGTTTGGTAAGCCGCTGACGGCAGCGGATGACAACACGCGGGCGGAGTGGGTGGTGTTGTTTGACACTGAAGAGGGGGATGTGGTGGCGACGGTATATGACTGGAAGTGCCAAGACATTCCGCTTGATCAGATGAAGATTTGGAACGTGGGTGGGAAGTCTATTGACGCGCTGATTCAGATTGAGGATGCGGTGCGATTCACGCGGGATATGAACGCGCACGATGACGAGCAGGCGAGGCAGTGGGAGTTGTCGTACGAATGAACGACTTTCGCGAGCGTTGGGGGCTGGCGCCGAAGAAGTTGGTGGTCTGTCCTCGATGTCACACCGAGCACCGTGGGCGGTGTCACTTCATGCGCTTGAGCACGACGCGAGCGCCTCGCGTGGAGGAGGTTCTGCGATGGATGGAGCGCAAGAGCGAGCGGATGCGGTTGTTACACGCTCGCAAACTGATACGGGAGTTAAGCGATGGAATCGAAGAGGGACGGAGCACCGGGCGATGGACGGTTGGGCGTTGGAAGCCGACGCCAACGGAAAGTCGAACGTATTTGGGAGTTGATCCGCGAGAAGCAAAGAGAAATACGCTCACTCGAGAGCCAACTAGCGAGGACTGATCCAAATGAACTGGTTGAACCGATTGATACGAAGACTAAAGCACAAGGCGAAACTTGACTGGAATCACGTACCGCCGCCGAACTGGGCGTGCTCGCGCCGTCGCACGGGAGGGTTTTACTGGTGAACATGGAGTACTCACAAGACCGGCTGCGAGCGCAGATTCGGAAGCTGGAAGACAAGATGGATCGGATGAGCGAGGAGTTTGAACTACGCCAGCGCGAGGCGCTGATGGGTGAGATTGTGGTGTGCGTGGTGATGTTTTTTATTGGGATGCTGTGCGGGTGGGTGATTGCATCGTGAAGGTTCTGATTGCATGTGAGTATTCTGGTGCGGTTCGCCGTGCGTTTCGCGAACGGGGGCATGACGCATGGTCGTGCGACTTGTTGCCGGCGGACGATGGCAGCGAGCACCACTACCAAGACGATGTGCGTAATGTTCTCGGGCGAGGCAAGCCGTGGGCTGAACTGCCGTGGGACTTAATGATTGCGCACCCGCCTTGTACTCATCTTGCAGTGAGCGGAGCGCGTTGGTTTAAGGAGAAGCGATTTGAGCAGGGGGAGGCGCTAGAGTTTGTAAGATTCCTTTTGGATGCGCCGATACCGCGCATTGCGCTTGAGAATCCGGTGAGCATTATCAGCAGCCGCATCAGAAAGCCCGACCAGATCATTCAGCCGTGGCAGTTTGGGCATGGGGAGACCAAGGCAACGTGTCTTTGGTTGAAGAATCTTCCGCTGTTGAAGCCGACGAACATTGTCGAAGGGAGGGAAGCTCGCATTCACAAGATGCCGCCCTCTGCTGACCGATGGAAGAAGCGCAGCGAGACGTACGCTGGGATTGCATCTGCGATGGCGGAGCAGTGGGCATGAAGTACTACTGCTCTCACTGCGAGTCGGTGATGGAGCGGGACTCAAAAAAGGTTTGGATGAATTCATTTTGTAGTGACACTGGCAAGACGGTAAGAATCTATAGGAGAACTAGACATGCAAATCGACAGAGAAAGCCCGCCGGGGGCGTGGCAGCGGGAGTGGGACGCAAGGAGTCACACTGAAACGGAGTACCGCCAGGAGATACGGGAGATGCGCGAGCGGATATGGTACTACCTCAAGCAAATTGCGGAGCTGGAGCAGGAAGTGAAGGAGTTACGCGCCAAAGATGCAAGATGGGTGCAGGAACCATGATTAGCGAAGACATGAAAGTATGGAACGATTATTGGCTTTCAACTCACGGTGCGCTTGAAGATTTTTGCAAGTTAGTTTCGGCTCGTGCTGCCGCAGCCGAGCGGGAGGCGTGTGCGAAGTTGTGTGAGGATATTCCGGTGCCGCAAGACCCAACAGAATTGACGCATATTCCAACACTTGAGCGATGCGCCGCCGCCATCCGTGCTAGAGGAGAAAGCAAATGACATCTGTGCACCAAAAGAAAGAACTTGGCCGGTGGCTACTGCCGGGCGCGGAGGGTGTCCAGCAGTTTGGAGTAACCCGAAAACCCCACGCATTCCACCGCGCCATGATGCGGATATGTTTTGGCTGGCAGTGGATGGACAAGGAACTGACTTGTGACTACTGCAACCTTTACCCAAGGCTGCGTAGGAAAACACACTGCGCAGAGTGCGCCCGTTCGCTTGAAGGCGGCGAGTTATATAACGTGATCAAACTTGCCGAGAAAGCCGGGATCGTATTCGGAACGAGCAGCACGCATATCACAGTGCAGAAATTGGAAAAGTTTTTCGCTCTTGTACAAGGAGTCAACAAGCCATGACCGGCCATAAACGACCCCGTAACCGGACAAAGGTGATGCAACCGGCCACAAATGACCGCTTGCCTAGCCGTGAAGTGATCGAACTTGCCCGCAAGGCAGGGCTTCTGGACAAAGTAGACCTGTCCGAAGACTACCTCATCCCCGCCTGGGCCGCGCTAGAGGAGATCGACAAGTTCGCCACGCTCGTTGCCGCAGCCGAACGAAAAGCGTGTGCGAAGATTGCAGACGATGAAGCGAATGACGCGATGACGGCGGGGGAACACAACTCAAAGTCTAACGCAGCATGGAACATAAGTCTGACGGCAAAGAGAGTTGCCGACGCTATCCGTGCGAGGGGGAGCAGTAATGCCGGCTAAAGAATCCCCGCCGCCCACGCTACGCGGCATCATGTTTGTTTTGTTTTTGATGTTCCTACTTACCATTCTTCCCATAGCACTGGTGATCTGGCTAATTACCGTTCTTCCTTGGCAATTCTCCGCTGGCGTAGCAGCCGGTATGTTCATTATGTTTTTCACACGAAGGAGGAAGCATGATTGATCCAATGTCGAGGGGCGGCGTTCGTCGGTATCTGGATACCGTCAAGCCGGAGGAGTACTTGCCGAACACGGGCGAGGTGAACCTACGGGAGATGACGCTGACCGGGCTGTGCGATCTATACGGCAGCGACAAGGGCACGATCAAGCACCGATACACTGATGTGTACGAGCGCCTCATCGACTGGCTGATTTGCGCAGAGGATCTTCCTCGAGCGGACTGCGACTTTATGATTGCTGAAGCGGGGATTGCATGCGGCGCGAGCCTGCGGGCATTCGCGAATTACCTTCCAGGCTCTACGATCTACGGCTACGACATCCGCCCGGAGTGCGCGGGGTTATGCGAGAACTTGCATAACGTGAACATTGTGATTGACGACCCAGCGAAGATGGAAGCGCCGGACTTTTGCTTTGACATTTTCATTGACGACGCTTCGCACATTTCGGAGCAGATCGTTGCGATGTTTGAGAACTGCTGGGATTGGGTGAGACCCGGCGGGTACTACGTAATTGAGGATCTGCGGTGTACCTATAATAAGGCGTACACTGAGCAGTTCCGCAGCCACTTTGATCCGAACGCGGTGAACGACCGGCGCAGTATCTTGGATTTGATGGATACTTTGATGCGCGTAGTTGATGCACGAGGTCCGGTCAAAGAGTTGAGTTACTACCCCCAGATGCTAGTCATAAGGAAGGATACGAAATGAGCGAGTTTGATTACATGGAGAAGCCTCAAGTGGTGGAAAACCCGGAGGAGGTTTGGTGCAAGATCGGGCCAACCGGGGAGCTGGATGTTTTCAACTGGGAGTTTGTTGAAAAGATGGCTGCTGCATACGATCTGTCTGGTGCATTAGCACCGAAGACAAACCCGCAGATCATCTGCAAGCTGGCTGTTCTGATTCGCAAGCAGACCCTGCAACTGGCAGCGGAGTCAATGCTCAAGTACAAGGATCAGTCGGCGACTTCATCTGTGATTATCATTAAAGAAATGCTGGAGGAAGAGGCGTGAATCGTTTTGTATTCTTTCACGTTGGCGCTGACATCACATTCCCGACGAAGATGGTGAAGTCACTGAAGGAAGTGATGCCGGATTCGCAGGTCACGATGTGCACCGATGATGCGACTCCGCAGGTACCTGGCGTAGACGATTACAAGTACTCGCAGGGTAACTACGAGCAGATCATGTACTGGCGAACGAAGGCATTTGCAGAGGCAAGGATCACGCAGCCGGCCGCGTACATTGACACGGACATGCTGTTCGTACTTCCGTTCTCACCGGCTGCGGTATTGGGCGAGCGCGAAGTTATGTTTTGTCGTCGCTCGTTTGATCGCGATGCGGGGTTCAACGGGGAGCAGCGGGACGGTGCATTCAAAAAGTACCACGGCATTCCGCTTGGTACGCTGTACCCGTACCTTGGGTGTATGACGATGACCAGTAACTATCATGCGTGGAAGTGCATGGCGATTCTGATGGGGTTCATGGACGAGCCGCTACGCAAGTGGTATGGCGATCAAGAGGCGCTGAAGGTGTACTCGCACATGCTACTGCCGGAGCTGGTTGGCGAGATCGAGGAGAGCGAGTACGCCTGCCTGCCCGACAGGCGATTACCCAATCAAGTACCGAAGGTGCTGCACTACAAGGGGCCGGCGCGTAAAGAGGCTTTCTTAAATGCTTAAAATATTTGTTGGATACGACAGTCGCGAAGATGCTGCGTATCAAGTATGTGAAAAGTCTTTGCAGACGACGGCTTCGATTCCTTTAGAAATCGTTCCGATAAAGCAGTACGAGCTGCGCAAGCAGGGTGTCTATTGGCGTGGATTCGATGCGAAGGCGTCTACTGAGTTCAGCATTACGCGGTTTCTTACTCCATACCTCGCGGGGTATACCGGCTGGGCCTTGTTTTGCGACTGCGATTTTCTGTTCCGGCGGGACATTGCGGGACTGCTTGACTACGCCGACCGGACAAAAGCGTGCTTCGTTGTACCGCACGATTACCGGCCGACCGAAACGGTCAAAATGGATCATCGACCGCAGCATCTTTACCCTCGCAAGAACTGGAGTT